CGCCTGCCCAGGGAGATGAAAAAGGAATTTACGCCGTTCAGCGGGGCCGAGGTGGAAAGGGTGCTGACGGCCATCGAGCAGCATTACCCGGCCAGCTATCCGCTGTTTTTGACCCTGTTTATGACCGGCATGCGCCTGGGTGAGGCTATCGCCCTGCAGTGGCACGATATCAATTTTAGGACCAGGCAGATCAGGATCGAGCGGACGGCCAGCCACCAGGTGGTGCATACGACGACCAAAACCCACGCGGCCAGGATGGTGGACATGAACAACAGCCTGACCATGGCGCTGACGGCCCTGAAAGCGGCGGCGGATCCGGCAGCGGCCTACTGTTTCGAGCAAGGCGGCCAGCTGCCGGCCCAATGCTCCATGCTGCGCTGGTTCAGCAAGGCCCAGCAGCTGGCCGGCGTCAACCGCCGCCGCATCCACGACATCCGCCACACCTACGCCAGCCGCCTGCTATCCGCCGGAGAATCGCCGGTCTACGTGTCCCGCCAGCTCGGCCATAAAAACTTCCAGATCACGGTCGACACTTATACGAAGTGGATACCATCGGAGGACGGGCAACCGGTCAGCCTCCTGGAGCGGCCGCCCAAATGATGATCAAAATAATTAAAAAGAAAGCCCCTGAGCGTTCCGGTATATTCCGGTTTGCCACTGCTGAAAACGGGAATTTGAGCACATGCGGCCTAATGATTTCAGATACTTACATGAGGGTAGAGGAATCTCACCTTCTCCGCCAATGTTAGAAAGGGCTTGTAAGTTCAATAACTTACAAGCCCTTTCTTTTTGCCGTTCCGGTATGTTCCGGTCCTAGTCCGGGCGGGCTCACGGCCAGAAACGGCCGCCGCGTTCGGTCCATTCCTGACAGGTGATGCACAGTTCGCAGCCGAGGGCGGCCTGCTGGCGGGCGGCCGGGATCGGATCGCCGCACTCGAGGCAGTGGCTCAGGGCCGGGCCGCGCGGCCGGTTGGTGATGGCCTTGATGGCTATAGCCCGTTCGCGTTCGGCCTGGTCGTTGGCAACATCGATAATATCCGTCATAATTACTCCCCCATGCACATTTTATATTCTGCTGCCCGCCGATTGACCAGGCCCGGCAGTTTGCGGCCGCCGGCGTAGACCCAGCGCGACAGTTCGGCGCAGCCGCCGGCATAGTCCCCGGCATTCCATTTTTTGACCATGGTCGAGCCGCAGAAGGCCGGGCCGCCGATATTGTAGGCAAACGTCACGGCCGCATCGTACTCATGCTGATAGAGTGGCACGGTGACGCAGCTTTTGATTGCCGCCTCAAACTGCCAGGCATCGTTGAGCAGCCGGGCCAGGGCTTTGTCAGGGGTGATGGTGTCACCCTTCTTGACGCCGCGGGTGGTGCCGTAGCCGATAGTCTGGACCCCGACCCCGTCGTCATAGGCCTGGCCGCGGTAGCCCTCATAACCGGCAATGGCGACCAGGGCCACGGCCGACAGGCTGAGATACTGGAGCAGGGAGCGGCTCTTCTTTTTATCAGGAGTCATAGCGGCCATTATTTTGCCCTCCTTCTGAATTGGCGCAGGCTGGCCATCAGCTGGCAATAATCGGCCCACTGGCTGATGGTATACAGGCGCGCGCTGATCTGGCTGCTGAGCCCGGAGCTGAGGGCCATCATGTCGGCGTTCTCCCGGCCGCTTTCTGGTCCCAGAAACCGTGGTCACTGGCCCGGGCCTGCAGCAGTTTTTCGATGCGGGCCTGCCCCTCCTTGATCTCGATCTGATCTTCCTTAATATGATTAATCTGCAGCATGATCATGTTATGACAGGCGGCCTGCAGTTTATCGTGGGCGGCGTAGCTCACATATTTCGGTTCCTGGTCAGCGGTCAAGAAGAGGTGGCGAAATTCCTTGATCTCTTCTTCCCGTTTGCTGTTTTCCGCTTTCAAATATTTGGTGTCAGTGACCTGGCGCCCGGCCATCATGCCCAGGCCGACTACATACGCTAACAGGGTCAGCAATTCTTTGATATCCATGTCCTGTCCTCTTTCTTAAATTTAACTCGACCGACCCGGCCGCCGTGGTGGCCTCAGCAGTCCGAGAGCCAGCCGCAATGGGCACAATAATTGCTAGCAGTCAGCGGCCGGCCGCACTCGGGACAGTTGCCCATCAAATTTCACCCCCGGGAGATTAAGCGAATTATTATTGAAGGCCCCCGGACCGATCAGGCGGTATTCGGTCCAGGCCCAGTGGCCGAACCAGCGCAAGGCCCGGCGGGCGACTGTGGCCTGCAGGGTGGCGCCGTGGATCTCGACGGTGATATAGGGCAGCAGGTCGTCAAAAAAATCCTGCGGCCGACCGATAAAGACCGGGGCCAGGGCACCGAACACCTCAGGCCGGGTCTTGAGCAGGGCCAGGGTGGCCAGATTATAGACCTGGTCATCATCGGCCGCGGCCAGCAGATAGCCGTGCTGATAGCCGAAATCATGGAGGATAGCGCCCTCCAGCAGCGGCCCGAACGGCGAGATCAGCGGCCACAACAGGCGGGGGATGCTGGCGCCGTCGGTGACAAAGCCTTTCGGCACGACAACCTGCAGGCCGCCTTCCAGCGACACTAGCCAGTCCTCGAGCAGCTCCAGGCGGGGCGTCTCGCGGCGGACGGTCAGCAGCTGCCGCCACCAGGACTGGCCCTGCAGGCGATAGGTCAGGCGACGATATTTAGGGGCGGGGATCTGGCTCGTCATCATGGCTCCCTTATTGGCCCAGGAGCTGGGCATCGAACTCCGGCGGGGCGGATGGCGCGGTTATCGGCGCCTCTCCGCTCGGGGCGGTGGTGCTGATCGGCGAGGCCTCCCCGGCGGTGGTGGTCGAGGTAACGGCACTGGTGGCGACATCGCTGCCGGTGGTCATGTCGGTGGTAAAGGTCTTGTTGAAGCCGTTATCGATGGCGGCATCACCATTAAAAATATTACTGTCCCCGGCCATCTTGAAGCCCTCGCGGGCGATGCCCCAGGAGGACAAGCCCATGATGGCCAGGGGCAGATGGCCGGTGGCGGTATTGAGCACATCCATGCCGGTGGTCGGCTTCTGGATGGGCAGCGGCACGAACTGCAACCGCTCGACCTGCATCATGCCGATCACGGCCAAGAGGGTGCCCTCCATCGGCGTGGCCGGCTGAGCGCTGCCGACCATCTCGGCAATGGCCGCACTCTGGGCGCTGATCCGCTCGGACTCGGCTGTTGAATGGGTCTGCAGGGTGGCGGCATATTTGCCGTAATCACCGGCGCAGCCGGAGAGCAGCAGCAGGGCGGCCAGGATGGCGATAAAGGATCTGGTCATGGTTGTTTCTCCTTTTCTAATTTAATTGATGGAATCACAGGCCGGCGGCGTCAATAAAAAGTTGATCCTGTTGGCTGGCAGACAGGCCGAGGGCCGGGGCGATCTGAGCGACAAAGCCGTTGTGGCGCTTGACGGTCGGGCTGTACTCCCACTGGATGCGGGCCTGTTCCAGGTACGGCTCCGGCAGGGTGGCGATGACGGCCTCGACCATGGCCGCCGTGATGCCCGCCGCCAGCAGGGCCAGGCGAGCCTGGTACATCAGGACCGTGTCCGGGATGACCGGCGGCGGCTCGACATAGGGCTGGATATTGGCGCGCACCAGGGCCAGCATATCAGCATGGGCCGCGGCCGCCGCGCCCAGGTCAGACTCCAGCAGAGCCAGCTGGGAATCAGCATAGGAATGACAGCGAATCGGGATATCGTTGGCATCCACCCAGGTGGCCTCGACTGAGTTAGTGTCCGGATAATGGATTATCTTTTTTAAAATCACGCGGTCACTCCTTTAATTATCGCAAAGTTTATAGCCAATGCCTCTGACAATGACCCGCCGGAAGTATTAGTCACGGTAAAATAAAAAGCGCCGTTGTATACCGCCGCTTTGACGGTGTATATCGACGGGTCGGCGACACTGGGGGCATAGATATTACACACTAAACAGCTAGTAACGACCGCCAGGGAATTATTGCAGGCAAACGACACGGACGCGCCGGCGGCTAAGGCGGCATTGTGCGTGGTAATCAGACCGCACGGCCTATTCAGAGTGATGGCAGTGGTCTTACTGGTGGCCTGGGTCACGGTCCCCCCGGCACCGGCGCCATAACCGACTTGGCCGGTGGGGGAGGTCACAGACACGGTGCCGTTGGCGGTGAGGGTGCTGGTGGCAAAGGCCTGGCCCAGTGACCCGCCGATGGCGGCAAAGATGGCCTTCAGGCTGGCCCCGGTAAGCCGGCGCAGGGCCTGGGCAGCGGCGTTCCAGATCCCCACCTCATCGGCATCAGCCAGGGTGGTCTGGGCGGTGGCGGCATGGAGCTGGCCGGCCAAATCCGCCACCAGCGGCCGCAGATCAGCCAGCCTGATGACAGCCAGATCACTGGTGTCGACCAGGGCCAGGGGCACATAGTCGCCGGTCGGCGGCGTGGTCGAGATGGTCACCACCCCGGCACTGGAAATATAAAGCCAGTTGACCTGCTCCTGACCGGCCACGGCGGCGGTGGCGGCGATGCTGCCGCCGGCGATATCATAGACCACCCCGGCCACCAGCACCTTCATGGCCGCATAGTTCGGCACCAGACCGGTGCCCAGGGTCACCGCCCCGCCGCTCAGCAGCCGGTTGGCGGTCAGCAGGGCGCCCAGCACCACGTCGTCAATTTTTTCATTATCATGCCATTCGTCGTCCCAGTTCTCGTCGCCGACGGCGGGCAGCCGTTTTTTGAGGCGGGTGGTATAGTCATTGGCCATAATTCGCTCCTTAAGCCGAGATGGTGAGGATCCAGGTCAAGGTCATGGACTCCCCGGATTCTTTGTTTTTGACCGGAAAGACCGAGCGGTTGAGCATCTGGCCGGCTGAGGCGCTGTTGAAGATCCCGGCCTCGGTGATGGCGCCGGTGCCGTCGCCGGCGGCCCAGGAGGCGACGTAAGTAACCTTGTTGGCGTCGCTGCCGGTGCCCTGCGTTTTACTGGTCAGGGCGTTGCGGTCCAGCTCGGTACCGAGGGCAGTATTGGTAGCGACGGCGGCAGTGGTGCCGGTGCCGATGGCCATGTGGGACATGGCCGCCTCGCCCTTATCCGATAGCTGATCGGCGATGTGGTTTTTGCCGGTGGTCACTACCAGATTGGGATGCCAGCAATTGCACCTGATCGTGCCGTCCGGCCTGGTGATCAGGAAATGGACCCGGCCAAACGGCGAGATGCCGTCGCGCAGCGCCCCCATGACCAGCCGCAGATTGGCCCAAGAGGCCACAGCCAGCATGATGGCCTGGAGCCAGTAACGGCCTTGTTCTTGGCCTTGTCTGATTTTTTTGCCTAGTGTTTTCAACATAAGATAACTCCTTTAGTGGTTTTGATGGCGGCCCCTGCCGGGAGCCAGTATCGGATATCCTGCCGGCAATGCGGGCAGAGCCAGCCCGGCCGCTGATCGGCGGCCAGGGGTGCTATATTGTCAAGACCGGCCGGCTGATCGGCCGCCCGCAGGTAGCCGGTCACCCCGGCACAATGCGAGCAGAAGACCTGCGCGGCCTTGGTGATGGTGATTGCTAACTCCTCCTGCGGCCGGATCCGGTCCTGCATGCCGGTTGTCGCGGCGCGCAGCAGGGCGGCCAGGTCGGGCAGTAACATCGCCATCACCGTCCGAAGGGGCTCAGGCCGAAGCCGGAGCCGAAATGGCCGCCGTAGCCGGAGGAGACCAGCAGGCGGTCGGCCACCAGCTGCGTATCCTCGCGGACGGCGAAGAGGGCCACCAGCAGCTCCAGGAAGGCATAGACCTGATCCGGATTCTTCTGCCGCCATTCGGTCAGACCGCCGAACTTGACCCGGCCGAAGCCACCGGCCCCGAAACCGTAATTACTCCAGAACTCCAGGGCCTCATCGGTCTGGACATTGTCCTCCTGGACGCAGGCCAGGGCCCCGGTCAGGGCATCGGCGGCGGTGATAGCATCCTGCCGCTCCGGGGCCCAGGCCATGATCAGTTCCATGGTGTCGGCCAGGAGCACACTGTCGGCCTGGCCGAGACCAAGCAGAATCAGCAGCTCATCGATCACCTGGGCCTGATCGGCCAGGGTATAGGCGCCGTGGATGGCAAATGACAGCGACTCCAGCAGCAGCACCTGGTCGGAAAGGCTGACCTTGGTCAGCAGATAGTAGAGATTTTCGGCGACGATCCGGCACAGGTTGATGGCGCCGTTTTTGCCGGAGCCGAACAGCCGGTCGATGGCCCGCACCACCATCGGCATCTTGTCCATGGAATTGAAGGTGCTGGTCACCGCAACCACGTCCTCTTTCTCTAGGTCGAACTGGTCGAGATAGGCCAGGAAGGTATAGAAAGTCGAGGGCCAGGCCGTGGTCTTGATATAAAAATCAGCGACGGCGGCGGCCATGGTGCTGGAACCGATCAGGTCGAAACAGTAGGCTTCGCCGCGGTCTTTGAGGCCGAAACGGCTGATGGAGCCGGCATCCTCTCTGGTCACCGACTGCAGATAGCCTGAGGCATCAGTGTCAGCGGCCAGCCAGTCGCGCTGGTAGAAGAGCTGGACCCGGTTGCTGATATCGGCCAGGGGCTGGCGGGAGGCGGATAGCGAGCGCAGCTGGAGATTGGCGGCCCCGAGTTGGCGGACCACTGGTTTGCTCGCCGGATGGCCTTCGCGCAGCACCATTTTCAATTTACCGCCGGACGAAAAGAGGCGGCCATGGCACTGCCGGCAGATGGCGGCCAGGGCCTCGCGGACGGTGGCGGTGGCGGCAATGAGGCCATCGAGCCGGTAGCCCATGGCGGCATAACGCACGCCGATGGCGGTCAGCGAGGTGGCATCAAGATCAGAAGCGGCGGCGCCGGCCCTGGTGGTCAACAGGTGCGAGACCACCTCTTGCGGGCGCACCAGGGTGGCCAGGCCGGTAACCTCGGCGGTGACCTCATCAGAAAAAACGACCTCGGTGGGCACATACTCGACATCAAAAAAGGCGTGGAGGATGAACACGGAGCGCGCCTCCCCGACATTATTGATATAGGTCAGGGCAATAGTGCGATTGGTGAACCAGGCCCAGTCGAAATTGACGGCGGCGGTCAGATCAAAAAGGTTGACCACCGTGCGGGACGGATTCTCCTGGGATACCAGATTCAGCGGCTGGTTGGCCGTGGCCAGATTGGCGACATCGTCCGCCAGCTTGACGTTGACGACGCCGGAGGACTGCACCGCCCCGCCGGCCACGCCCGTGAGCACGGTATTGCTGGCGGCGGCACTGATCGCCGTTTTGATGGGATTGATGACCGCTGCCCGGATAAAGCGCAGCCAGAGGCTGGTGACGGTGACGGCCGGATTGGCCCCGAAACCGGAGGTGGTAAAGCCGATCCGCAGGCCACCGCTGGCGGCAATGGAAGGCAGGGCGAACCAGCCGCTGATAGTGGGGCTGTTGACCCCGGTCTTGAAGGTATAGCCGCCGAACTGCAGTTCAAGGGTGGCAATATCGCGGCAGGTGAGGCTGATAAAGACGGCGACCGCCACCCCGGAGACGGCGCTGAAATAGCGGTAGGAGCCCGAGGAATTCTGGGTAAAGGGCAGATTGCCGCCGTAAATGACCTCCTCCGGCGTCCCGGCATCCTCGGCCGTGGTATGGGTATGCTCCGGATTA